GCTTCTTCTAGTTCTTTATAACCAGATTGCAACTCCTTAGCTTTAGTTTGAGCATCGGCAATTTTATTTATTCTGAACTCCTCTTCGATGTCCTGATCACATGTGGGACAAACCGTATTGTCGGTAAAAAACTTATGCTCTTTGGTAATGGTAGATACTTTATTAGAAATCTTCCCCTTTAATCCCCCTAAGGTACGTAGTTTTTCAGTAGCACCTGTTACCTTTTCTTGCTTCTTTATCAAATCAGAGATGTCACATTCCTTAATAGTATTCATCTCCATATGAGTAGATACTTCTACTTCCAATTCTTTAATCTTTCCATTCTTATCTTCAATATCTTCCTTTCCACGAGATTCTATCTCATTGATAAACTCTTCTTGCATTCGCACCTTATCAGTAAGAGACTCTTTCTTTAAAGATAAGGTTTTAATTTCTTCTCTCAACACACGAATCTTATCTTTAATCAAATTATTCATAGAAGAGAAAATCTTAATATCCAATAGATCTTCAATAACTTCTCTCCTATTAGAAGCAGACAATTGCATGAATGGCACAAATGTACTAGAACCTAAAATAACGATTTGAGTAAAAGATTTATAGTTCATCTTCAACACATTCTGTTCCAACCATTTCTGCTGATCATTAGCAGATGAAAATTGATCTAGTACTGTACCATTACGATGAATCTCAAATACATTTGGTTTTATTCCTCTTATAACTTTCCACTCTGTGGATCCAGTAGTAAATTCTACTTCTACCTTACAATCTTTCTCATTTACAGTATTAACTAACTGACCCTTACTAATCTTACGGAATGGTTTATTAAACAAACTAAAAGTCAATGCATCTAAGACTGTACTTTTTCCCGCACCATTAGTTCCCACAATTAATGTGGTATCCTTCTGAGTTAAATCTATTTCAATATATTGATTACCAGTAGATAGAAAATTCTTCCACCGTATTTTCTCAAATAAAATCATTAGTTAATGGTGGAGGAATAACAATGTCATCAGGAGTAATAACTGTATAGTTATATCCATGCATTTCACATGTTTTAATCATTCCATAACATTCATCTCAGGGTAATCCTCATCTTCTAATTGCATGGCAAATCTCATAGCATCATCTTCTTCCTCAAACAAATAAAGGATTTGATCACCATCCTCATCCATTACTGAATAAGCACCTTCCCTTTCTTTACCAGCAACAGTTAAAATAAACATTAAACCAACTCACATGCCTCTTGATAGGTAGTCTGCATTATTTTCTGAATGCGAGATTTATCCAATTCAATTTCAGACTCCTCAATATACCTATTAAGAATAGACATGGTATCTTCCGATTCAAATGCTTCAAATTCTGTACTTTCTTGAAAGTCAAAATTTTCAACTACTTTAAGTTCTGCCACATTGGAAGAATAAAGATTATCTACAAATTTTTCAAATTGTTTAAGATCAGATTTTTTACGAACAATTAATTTTACAATCTTATCCTCATATTGTCTAGTATCAAAAGTCTGATATGGAGTATCCTCATAATAAATTTTAGAAAAAATGCTATAAGGATTGTTAACAGGAGTATGTTCTAAGGTTTCTGTATCAAATAAATGAAATCCTCTTTTATCTCCGATATCATTCCAAAACATCTCATAAGGATTTCCCAAATAATAAATGTTCTCTTGATTGGATCTAGTATGAAAATGCCCTGAGTATACTTTCTCAAATTTACCAAAAGGTTTATAATCAAAACCATGTTCCATTATCACATATTCATTTACCTTAAATCCTTTCAATTCAAGATGTCCCATACACACAGGAGAGTTTGATTTTTGAATCATACTCAAAGTTTGTTCTTCATTCTCTTTATTAATCCAGGGTACCAGAAGAATACTTAAATTATCTACTACTATAGGAGTAGTTTCTGCATAAATTTTTACATTATCATACTCACGTAATAATAAATCTATTGCATTTATATTATTTGTATTCTTATAATAAGCTGTATGATTACCAACAATAGTATGAACTTCACATCCCATTTCTTTAAGACGATCAAAGTAATGATCTTTTGACCAAGCTAAGGCAGAAAAATCGATACCTTTACGACTGTCGAACGTGTCACCCATATCGATAATCGTAGTAATCCCCTCCTTCTCCAAGGTAGGAAAGAAAATATCCTCATAAAACTTTAAGAAATAATCATGGAATAATTTAGAATTTTTACGAGCACCAAAGTGTTGGTCGGTAATTATTGCTATCTTCATGTTCTGTCTATTTGCAAATTACCTGATAGAGTTATACGAGTATCATTGTATCTATGCTTAGGAACAGAATGCCTTAGATATGCAGGAAAAGCGACGAATCTACCTTCTTTAGGTCGAATCCTTTTTCCACTATCAACAAAAATCAATGGAGAATCATACCACTTTGCCTTTACAAAATATGCAAAACTAAAATCATTAGGTTTGTGGCAATGTGCCTCAGCATAATCACCTTTCTCATAAACATTTGCCCAAAAATTCTCCATTTGCAAATACCTTCGTGGAGATCCACTATATGCCCCTGGATGAAAATGTCTCTCTATTTCTCCCTGAACAAAAGATTTTAAATTGGTAAAGGTAATATTATTTGGCTCCCAATCCCACTCAGTATGAATAGATGCTTTTACATTACTATTATCCTGTGGTATAGGATTACAAATTTTTAAACATGAAAGAACTTGCTCTTTTACTTTATCAGCAAATTGATATTCACCAACAAGAATTTTAGCATAATGCTTGACTTCCATTCAACCACGCAATTTAGAATGAACATTATCCTTGATCTGATTATACTCAGAATAAGTCGATCCGTCAATCTGATTATTGTCATCAAATACTTCTGAATAACCAGACTTTTCAAGAATTTTATTCTTAATTTCTAATTGCCGTTTTTCTCTTTGTATTCGGCGGAGAAATGCGTAATGTATAATTTGCGTAAAGTAAGCAAAAGGATTTTTGGATTTCTCAGGATCAAAATTATGTATGTACTGAACGCAATTTTCGATTCCATCAGAGATCATGTCCTCCTTAAACATGTAATTAACAAAGTTGGGTTTAAACGATAAGTGATTTGCAATCTTTAAAAAACAATCTCCAATATATCTTGGTATGACCGGTTTAGTATCCCATGTAGTTGATCGATCTGCCTTTTCAGGTTCTCTACCATACTTCTTAATGAAAGTAAGTTCAACATTATCACGATACTCCACTAAGGCTGCAAGAAACTCCTTATTGTTAACATAATGCTCAGACCTTTTTCGTCGTCCCATAGTTTTACCCGGAGTTATAGCCATAAGTCTTTATCACTACTATGTAGATAGTATAACATTTCTTAGTAGACTTGACAAGTTTAAATTATACCATTACAATACCTTTGTAGGGTTTCTGGGACAGGGGCTAGCTATTTGTATTATCTGTCTTAAATAATTTCTCTAAGGATTCTCTGGTTTCATCTACGGTTCCCAGATATCCCATTCTTCTATTAATTTTTAAATTATTTTTTCTATCATTTTCGGTATCTTTGAGATATCTTTTATACATCATAATCATTTCTACATCTACAGATTCAGAAAGCGTAAGAATATTATCCATATTAACAATAAACATATCTTCTCTACTAGTCTTTAACCAAGGTTCTACTTTATATCCTACTATTCCACTCTTTCCTTTGATTTCTCCTATAATAATTGGATGATGAACAATCAACATAGTTCTATCTTCTTCTTCTGAAGCGGCAACCTTAGCAAATATTTCTTCGCCAGATTTAAATTTTATTGTTGCATAGAAATCATCTTCGATTGACATGGTTTATTTTCCTTTTAATTGTATAGTGATTATTTCATAATTAAAATTTTCTTCGTTGTAGATTTTAATTCGTTCAATGAAATGATTTAAAGTATAATTTCTCCTAGACTTGTAAGTGCAATCATCTGATATATCATATAAAATTGCCTTTACTTTGTTTGCTCCCTTTCTAAGAACTCGTCCAATGCTTTGGAGGTTGCGAATGCGTGATTTACTTGGAGAAGCAAAGATAACATTATGGAG